ATTTTAAAATGAATAATATTTTTGTATTTGCTACAATAATTTCGGTTGTATTTTTTATTTCAAAATTTATTGAAATGCGATTTATTGAAAAAGAAAGCAAACCATTAAAAATATTAATACGTGATACATTATTAGTATATTTTTCAGTTATAGTTGGAAATTTTTTAGTTGACCAATTAATTCCTGTTATTAATTTAACAGATAGTGCTCCGGTTGTTTTTACAGATAATCCAGAATTTTAAATTATTCCATTATTTCTTCATTTCCAATGCTTAAGATTTTTGGTGTCAATCCATATAAAACGTAATTATGAATAATCCTTTTTCGTATTACATAAAAATACCATTGACTAAATGAATAATAGTAACAATAATTGTCAAACCAGTATTCTGCAATGATAGGATTGAAATCTTTTTCGTAAAAATTCTTTATCAAATAGTTAATCATATTTGATAAAGGATGATTTTCTCTAAAACTTAATATTAAGTTTATTATCTCAAATGGTAAATTTAACATTATTATACTTATTATTAATTATTATATTTATATCATTTATGCTGTAAATATAAAAATGTTAAATTAAAACAGGCAAAGCATCTATATTAAAAATCTTTTCGTTTTTAGATATTTTTTTATGACTTATACTAAATGAACTAAATTCTTTTCTCTCTAATTGTGCTTGTGGTGTATGATTATGAACGTGTCTTGCGATCATTTTATATAATTTAAAGTCAGGATAACGTTCCATTCCATTATTTTTATAAAGTAAATTTGTACCATTATCATCTGAACACCATTCGACAATTAATTGTACAATAGGATCACACTTTGTTAAATCCGTAATGTCATCAATGTCATCAACTACATAATCAAATATAGAACACGCCAGTCGACACAAATCAAAACTAAAATTGGGTTCTAATCTTGGTTTATTTTCATTGAAATAAGGTTCACTATTATATTGAGTTGACGCATCTCCATTAGTATTAAAACTATCACTACAAAATAATTTATTGTTAAATTTATAAATACCTCTTCCAAAATCTATAATTTTAAATATCTTTCCAAATGTTGGAACCTTATAATACGTTTTATTGTAACAGTAATATAAATATTTTATATCTGTTTTATCATACATAACGTTATTTGTGTGTAAATCATTATGTGTTAAAGAAAATACTTTTTGATACGTAATTAAAATCATAATAATCTGCATAAAATACGCAAACCATTCCGAATTTGACAATTCGTTGTTTAAAATATAATCATCAAATGTATTTTCAATATGTTCCATACAAATGACAAGTACTGGAAATTTATATATTATAACCTCAATATCTTCTTCATAAGAATTGCTACTTTCTGTTAATGATTCGTCTTCATCATTATTATTGTCTTCGGAAACATTATCAATACTATTATTTAATTTATTATTTTGACTAAATGTGCTAGATGTATGAGAACTTCTTGATGAAAAGGTTGAATTTGTTTTTAAAGTGGTTGTTTGGTCCTTTTCTGTAATTAATTTTGAATTTGTTATATCACATAAATCTAATGTGTATGATTTTACATCTTCAAGATTAAGATGCGTTTTTTCAAATACATTATCAAATAATTCTTCGTCAATTGAACTAATTGAAAATGTTGATTTTAAACTTGACGAATAATCAATCATTATTGGCATTTTTTTATTTGGTAATAAATAATCCGAATTATTTAAATTAAATAATATATTCTGTTGTTTAATAAAAAAATCAGATTCACTTAAAAAATCTATATCATCTGTTACATTTATTTTATAATTATGTTTTACTGATAAAAAAGAACCATAATAATTTATACCGTGTAAAAATCCAAATGTATTTTTTAATACACTTGATAAAAAAACAAAAAAACTGTCTACATAAGAAGAATTGTTGACATCTAAAATTTTTGGATTAACTTCTTCAGTTGTAGATTTAAAATTTGGTAAATTAAATAAATTAGGGTCAGTAGTGTTATATTTTCCAATTAAATATTTAATTGGGTCTAATACTGGTGCTAATTTAAAAAATACATTAGTATCTGTTTTTATTGCGTTTGTATTTGTGTTTTTTATAGCGCACGAGTATAAATAATCATTATCAGGAATTTGTTCTTTAATATTTAATAAATACCAAGGGTGGTTTAAATTAACATTTAAATAATTTGTATCATTTAAAGTAAAAAATCTTGTATAAATTGGAATATAATTTTGGGTTTTAGAAACAAACAAACAATCCGCTTTTTCTAAAGTTTCTAAAAGTTCTTTATTTTTTCTTTTTTGATAATTTATCGTAAACATTATAATAGATTATTTAAGATATAAATAATATATTTTTTAAACTTATAATATATTGTAATGCGTATTATTTTTACAATAAAAAAATAAAATATATATAAATGTCATTAGAATTAAAAAAATTTGATATGAAAAGTATATCATTTAAACCGAATGAATCAAAAGGTCCTGTAATAGTTTTAATTGGAAGAAGAGACACCGGAAAAAGTTTTTTAGTTAGGGATTTATTATATTACCATCAGGATATACCAATTGGAACTGTAATTTCTGGAACAGAAGAAGGAAACGGATTTTACGGGAAAATGGTGCCTAAATTATTTATTCATAATGAATATAATACTGCTATTATTGAAAATATTTTAAAACGCCAACGGTCTGTTTTAAAACAAATAAAAAAAGAAGTTGAAACCTATAAAAAAAGCAATATTGATCCAAGAACATTTGTGATTTTAGATGATTGTTTATACGATAATACGTGGACACGAGATAAAATGATGAGGTTGTTATTTCTTAATGGTAGACATTGGAAACTAATGCTTATCATAACAATGCAGTATCCTCTTGGCGTCCCACCTACTCTACGAACCAATATTGATTATGTATTTATTTTAAGAGAACCTTATATAGCAAATAGAAAACGTATTTATGAAAATTACGCTGGAATGTTCCCAACGTTTGAATCATTTTGTCAAGTTATGGACCAATGTACTGAAAATTATGAATGTCTTGTCATAAATAATAATGTAAAATCAAATAAATTACAAGATCAAGTATTTTGGTATAAAGCAGACAATCACACTGATTTTAAACTTGGTTCTAAAGAATTTTGGGAATTATCAAAAGGTATAAATTCTGATGATGAGGATGAAAAGTATGACCCTGACAATTCTAAAAAAAGAGGAGCAGGACAGAAAATAAGTGTTAAAAAAACATCAAAATGGTAAATTATTACGGCTCGTTAAAATTAATACTTATAGGGTATTTAATATAACAATAATCTCGCCAGTTTGTATAATGCGGATGATTTGTTTCAGACCATTCAAATAAATATTTTGAATTTGAAGCCGTGATTGGAAATTCTTTCCACAATTTATATTTAAAGTGAAATAATAAATTCATAATTGCCATTTCATTAGTTTTACATAAAGGGTAATCATTCATCGCTTGAATTAATTGAGATTTATCACATATTTTCAGTATTTTTGTATCATAAATCCAAATACAATTTAAAAAATATTGCGAATTAAAAATATCTTCGCCAAAATCTATTTTTACTTTATCTATTAATTCCTCGTTGTAATTGCTTAATTGATATTTAAAAATTTTCGTTGGATTGTTATAAGGAGCCGCATCATTTGGTGCTAATATTGAATTTTTATAATCCAATTCTAATAAATAATAAACGGAATCCACAACTCTTAATCCAGCATCCAAAAAAACAACACGACTCCATTTATTAAAATACTCATCAAAAACGTGAAGTTTTTCCCATTGATTTAATTTATTTATTTCACGTCCGTCTCCATCAGGAAATGCAGATTTAATTTTATCAAGCAATTGCGTTTTATCAATTAAAGGAAAACTTACTTCAGTTATGTAATGAGATTCTTTAAATTGTGGATTTAAATGAACGTCTATAGTTATTAAAACAATTGGTCCAATCCATTTACCGTGCGTTCTTAAATCTGTGATTGTTCTTATAGCCTTTTCATAATATAAACTATCAGTTAATGTTACAAAAACAGTTTTATCCATTATGAATAATATAATATAATTAATTACTATTTATATTATTTTAAAAAAAAGATAACTTAT